GATTGGTCAGGGCTGGACGCGTTATCGGCCAAGCATGGTATCCACCCGCAACTAGTCATGGTAGACTCTGGCGACGGCAACTCGACCCAAGAAGTTTATAAGCAGTGCGCCGCCCGTGGCTGGCAGTGTGCCAAGGGTTCAGGCCAAGAATACTTCAACGTCAAGACGAAGGCCGGGGACAGTGTGCGCCGGTTCTACAACACGCCGACCGCCATTCACGTTCCTGGCGTAAGGAACCCAACCTCTCTGATCGTGTGGTCTAACTTGTCAGGCAAGGACCTGTTCCACGGGATGCGAGCGCGCAAGGTGTTCACTTTTGCTCGTGACTCCGACGCTGGGTATATCGAGCAGTTGAACTCAGAGGTCAGGGTAAAGGATGCCGGGAAGCCTATCTGGCGACTACGCCAAGGGGTTAAGCATAACCACGCGCTCGATTGTGAACTGCTTGGGATGCTGATAGCCGCACGCTGGGGGCTGATTGGTAGGGACGAGCCTCAAACCTTACCCGCCCCGCAATAAGTATATGCTCGGCCTATTCGTAGGGTTGGAAGAAAGTGTCCTCCTGCAATACAAGCAGGAGGCTCTAGCCGATATTGGGAAGGCTGTCACTAGTTACAGTGACTCCGGTACGAGTGTGAACAAAACTTTTGGGCTACCGGTTGCCCAGCGGATTCAGGAAATTAACTATGCGTTAAGCCGCCTAGACCCTACCCGCTATGGCGGTTCACATACCTCCATCCAGGTTAACTGGGATTTCCGCGTTGACCTCTAATGGCCCCTAAAAAAACCACCCCAAAAACCAAGGCTCCTAAGAAGCAAGCCTCGGCGACTTACTCGCAGTTCGCAAGTACGACGCAGTCCGGCGCTCGCCGTATGCTGTTTATCGGTGGGGTGGCTGATCAGCGTACCGAAGTAAACTCTGCGACGCGGACCGCCATGATGGCGAAATCCCGCTGGGCTGTTCGTAATAGTCCGATCTACAAGCAGTGCGTGGACGAGGCTGTTTTAATCTCTGTCGGTGACGGCCTCATGGCTCAGTCCCTGGCTAAAGACCCGAAGACCGCTGCGGCCTACGATAAGTATTTCCGCGACTGGTCTGTTAGGTGCGACCTCACCCGGCGCTACAATCTGGGACAACTGCAGACCATGTGGATGTCCGGTGCTATTATCGACGGTGACTCGTTTGGTATCCTTACTAACGACCCGCAGACCGGGGTCCCCGCCGTGCAGATTCTGGAAAGTCACCGCGTCGGAACTCCCCGCGATGCGTTCAATAACCGTAACGTCGACGGAGCGTACCTAGGCACTTTCGGAGAAATCACGGGATGGAATGTTTACGTTGGCGACGACAGAAAGGACCGCTATGTCCCCTCCTCGGCCATGCTGCAGATTATGGAGTACGACCGCCCGTCCGCAGTGCGCGGTTACGCAGTCCTTCAGTCCAGCCTGAACAGCGTCCAGGACCACCTAGAAGTCTTCGGCCTAGAGGTCAGGGCTGCTCGCACTGGGGCAGACCACACGCTTATCCTGAAAAAGCAGGGCGGCGTTTTGCAAGACGATCCAGCCGCCAAGTTCACCGGCGACGTTAACTCTTGCGAGAAGATTGCCAGCCAGATGGGTGGCAAGATGCTTGTGGTAGATACCAATGAAGATTTGACCCAGCTCGCTCAAACCCGCCCCTCAGCTGCGTGGATGGGAATGATGACCGCCATTGAGCGCGACATTGTCCGACTGCTCCCTTACGAGTATCAGGTGACCCCTGGAGTTCTCGGCGGCAGCTCAGTCCGTTTAGTGGCCGGACGAGTTTCAAGGTGGGCCTCGAAATGGCAATCTATCCTCATCGACAGCCTCGACCGAATTTACGATTACGTTATCGCCGATGCCATCGCCAAGGGCAAGGTTCCGGATGACCCTGACTTTAACCGCAAGTCTTGGATTACTCCCCGTGATATCACGGTCGACGCTGGCCGCGAAGCCGCCCAAGACCGCGCCGATTTGCAGATGGGCCTAACCACTGCTCAAGCCATCCTCGGTAAGAAGGGCGTAACTTTTGACGATACGCTGGAAGCCCTAGCGGTCGAAGCAGAGAAGCGCGTGCAGAAAGCCAAGGATCGTGGCCTCCCGCTTTGGATGCTCTACCAGTCGCAGTTCAACTGGCTCCAGCAGGGCCAGACGTCCAGCCAGACCCCTGACGCGGTTGCCGATAACCTCGACCTACCTCCTTCCCCCTCTACCCCATGAAGTGCATAATTGACGGACTATCCGGTGAGCCAATGCTCTGCGACCCGATCAAGGCCGCGAACCATCTGAAGTACGCCGAGAAGTACGGCGTTATCGACGGCGTGCTTGATATGTTCTTCAACCCCATCGTGAAGCCCTATGTTACCCAAGGCGGTACTGGCGTAATCCAGCTGTCAGGTTTCCTGGCTATGGGCCTAACCAAATTCGACAAGATGACCGGAGCCACGGACATGGGCGACATCGGCGACGCTATCGACCAGATGCTTGCTAACCCTGCGGTCAAGCGCATCGCCTTTGAGATTGATTCTCCAGGCGGTACTGTCGTCGGTACGCCCGAACTGGCCGACAAGATCGCCAGCATCCCGCTGCCGACCATGTCCTATGCCCGCAAGCTCATGGCCTCCGGCGCATATTATACCGGGAGTCAGGCTGACTACGTTCTGGCGTCGCCCTCGGCGGTCGTGGGTTCCATAGGTGTGGTGGCGGTCGACGAGTCTTACCAAGAAGCCTTTAAGAACATGGGCATTAAGGTCGAAGTGTTCCGCGCTGGAAAGTACAAGGCCCCGAACATCGGTGGCGAAGGATACACCCAGGAGATGCGCGACATGGAGCAATCAACTATCGAAGCTATGGCCGAGGAGTTTAAGCAGACCGTCCTCCGCAAGCGCTCTTACGCCAGCCGAGACGACATGGAAGGACAAGTGTTCACTGGCCGCGAAGCCGCCAACAAGAACCTTATTACCGGCCTAGCCTCGTCCTTTGGCGAAGCACTTGCCGCTTTTGAGCAAGACGCATAACCTTACCCCCACCGCAATAGTATATGACTATCGAAGAACGCTTCAAGGCCGCCGAGGCCGCTGTCGTCTCCCTTACCGCTGAACGCGACGACCTCCGCAAGACGGTCGAAGCCTCTGTCGTTGACGTGTCCGCTGAACTCGACGCCGCCAAGGTGACCGCCGCTTCTCAGGACCAAAAGGTTCAGGAGCTCGAAATCGCTCTCGCCGAGGCTAACGCCAAGGTCGCCGAGCTCGAAGCCTCTAAGGCCACCGGCTCTGCCGAAGCCGCCGTTATCCTTGCCGCCTCCGGTGTCGACCCGGTCGCCGCCCCTGTCGCCCAGGCTGTCGTCGGTTCCATCTGCGAGCAATACGCCGCGATGCCTGTCGGTGCTGAACGCCGCGCCTTCTTCAAGAAGCATAAGGCTGTCCTCTTTTCCGCTAAATAATCTCTACCCCCCAAATATAACATACTATGGCTAACACCATCAACAGCGCCCTGATCGTCGACACCGTCGCCGAACTGAGCCTTACCGCCCTCTCGAACCGCCTCGCTGGTCTCGCTAACTTCTCCTCCGATTTCTCGGCTGACGTGAAGCGCCCCATGGACGTCGTCCAGGTGGCTCTCTCCACCGCTGGCAGCACCACGCTGACCAACCCGACCACGTTCAGCTCCATCGGTGCTAGCACCCTCGGTGCGACCGCCGTCACGATGGCCCACCTATACCAGCCGTTCGGCCTCTCGTACGCTGATATCCAGAATGGCATCCGTCTGGAGAAGATTCTGAAGATCAACATGGACAAGCTGGCCGACTCCATCTGGGCCGCCGCTACTGCTCCTATCACGGTCGCTAACTTCGGCGCTGCCACCTACACTGGTGCTGACTCGACTGTTACCCCTGGCTCGGCTCCTCTCCGCGCTCTCTGGGCCGGTGTCTCCAAGGCTGGTCGCAAGACCCTGATCGTGAACCCTGGCATCTACAGCCAGCTTATCCCGACCAGCACGACTGGCCTGCCTCTCGCGGCTGGTGCTTACGGTTTCGACGGTGGCGTTTTCTACGCTAACCTGTTCCCGTCTGAAGCGAACCTCTCTGGTTTCGCCTGCAGTTCCGAAGCCATCGCCCTGGCGAGCGCGGCCCCTTCCTTCGAGAACGTCGGCAGCGACTTCCTCGTGAGCGAAGTCGTCCCGATCGAAGGTCTCGGTATCTCGGTCTACTACAACGTCTGGTCTGACCCCTCCACTCGTAACCTCATCGGCTCCATGGAACTGATGTTCGGTGCGAACAAGGGCATCACGACTGGTACGATCGCCTCCGTCTACAGCGCCTAATCGGGGCTGACGGCCTGAAACAGCCCCCAGCGATGGGGGCTTTTTTGTATCTCCAATTCCCCACCCCTCCCTACCCTTGAGCATTTACGATACATTCCTCCCCGATCTGCAGGCTTTGCTGGCCGATATCGGCGTCCCGGCTACGGTCGGCTCCGACCTATTCCTCGTTGGCCTGTCCCGCCCCATGAACACCCCCCGCTTTGAGGCAGGGGGATTCGTTGACCAGAAGATGTGGACGGTGCGTTTCGCCGCCGCTACGGCCCCTTGGACGGCTTCTGATGGCCGGGTGGGGGGTGAGGTCGCTACAATCGTTGCTGGGGTTCCTATTGCCGCCCTGGGCGAAGGTAAGAAGTTCACGGTTAACGGTCAGGTCCTCCGCATCAAGGGACAGTCCTACAAGCAGACCAGCGCCGTCATCGAACTAGACTGCATTGACGACAACCAGTAATGGCTAAGGAACGCCCACCCATCAAGCCAGCCAGCCGCGCCGAGTTCGTTGCGGCCATGAAGCAGTTTGCTGACGATGTGGGCGTCGAGCTGGAGATGATTGAGCGCGAGCAAGCCAGGTTGATGCTCCGGGACGCTATGACCTTCAGCCCCCCTATGCCAGTCGGCGGGGGGCGTGGCTTGACCGATGCCGCGATGAAGGCCGGCAAACGCAAACTGGCAAGTGATGTCCAGCGCATCTTCATCCCGCAGGATAGCCCGACAAAGGGTAAGTCCGTATTCTTGCGCCAGGTTATCAACGCGGTGAAACTTGGCAGCGGAGTTGGTGGTGGTTTCGGGGCTGAATGGCTTGAGGTTTATACCAGCCAAACAGCATCAAAGGTGCGCTCCCTGTCACCAATCCTTCAAAAGATTATGAATGACACCGACCACCGTCGGTCATTCCAAAAGGCCAGCAATTACCTTAACAAAGCGAACATCCACGGAACCTACCGCCCGATTGCTGGAGTTACTTCTCAGCCCCGGCCTATCCACGATCAGTACAAGAACGCGGTGAACGGACGCTGGAAGCCAGGTCAGCCCATTGGCGGCCCTCAATACTACATTGAATCAACTGCCGCCCTGAACGCGTACATCGCCAGCCGCCAGACTAAGGTCGGTTGGGTCAAGGCTGGTTACGCCGATAGCCTGGCTAAGGTCCCTAACACTTTTGACAAGAACGGATCAGGGCGTAACTACGGCGCATACGATGCCCCGTGGGTAGACGCCAATAAGGCCGGACACGGCACTTACTCCGTTATCAAGACGCGCGGTTCGGTGATGGCCGTAATCGGCAACAACATCGGAAACAGCGGCGGCGTTGCCGACAGTTCTGACGTTAGGAACATCGTCTACGGCAACCGACTTGCAAACCTTCAAGTCACCATTCAACGTCGTAAGGATAAACTAGTCGAACGCGCCAACCGACGCGGACGCAAATAATACTTTATGGGAACCAAAAGCGTACGTTACGTGGTCGAGTCTGCTGTCTCGACCTACCTTTCAGCTCAAACCGAGTTGGCAGGAGTCAACATCTACAAGGGTGATACCGCCGATACGGCTGTACTGCCCAAGGCCATTGTCCTTTGCGAGTCTGCGGGCCCGCCCCAAGACTTCCCCCAGGGCTTTGGTAACTACGACTGTAGCGTTAAGATCACCCTGTTCACCTCTGCCGACGATGAAACCGAGGCCACCCATCGTGCCCGGACCGCTGCCATTGATGGGGCTATGCAGGATGTCGCCGCGTTGCAGGCTGTCTTTGTGTCTCAAGGAGACGGCCTTTGTTACGACGTCACGGCAAGACAGGAACTTGAGGGGACTAACGAACGCTCTTGGGCGTCCCAGATGCCCTTCTCCGTACTGGTAGTTATTAACCCGGTCTAACCTTACCTCAGAAGCAATAGTATATGGCCGCTGTAGTCGTGGGCACTGCCCTAATTTATGGAATCGCTGATGATGTGACTGCGCTTGTAATTCAGTCCTACTCGTGCGACGCCTCATTTAACAACGATATCACAGCGCAAGACAGGCAGGGAATTACGATTACCCACCGGATGGACGACCGCATGACCGATCTGACTGTCGAAGGTATCGTCGAAGAAGCTGGTATCCCTATTCTCGGTGCTACTATTCAGTTCACTTTAAACGCCGACTCTGCTTATCCTACTGGTACTGCGAACATCACGTATACCGGAGATATAATTAAGATTTCAGAGAAAGGCAGCTCGAAGGGTTTTGCTACGGTCTCCATCACTGCTAAGGCGTACGAGGGCGCATAATAGTATCAGCCTTTAAGGGCTGGTCATATAGGCATGGATGCTAGGTTTATCAGGGCCTTCACCGCGCCGGGTGAAACCACGCTGCTAGGCCATCGCATGAAGCCGTTTTGCCTCAAGCACCGGATGGCTCTGCACGCTGTCGAGTCTCCTTTCGTTACCCCTGGCAAAGCCGTGTCAGTGCTGGACCTTTTTATTGCCGTTAAGATCTGCGCCGAGAAGTCTATCCGTAGGCTTTCCCTAATGGATGTTATCCGTATGTCCTACATCAAGGCCAAGCCTGATAGGCTTGATGGATACATCGTGGCGTTTCATCAGTACTCCAATATCTCAAACTGGCCTAAGTTCTGGGAGAATGAAAAGAAGCAAGGCGGCTCTACTGGCATCCCATGGATTCTTTCAGTAGCCTGTAATCTGATCAGCAAGGGCTGGTCTGAAGAAGATGCCTGGTCGCTGCCGGAGTCTCAGGCCGTCTGGTATCATACCGCTATCTCCATCAATAACGGCAACGACGTGGCAATCATGTCGGAGCAGGATGAGGACATTATGAAGAACTTTAAAGAACTTGCCAAAGAAGCGAAGGCGAAGCCCCGCGTCCGTAGGCCACAACAAACAAACAAATGACTCGCGTTGAATGGGAATTATACGGCACGACCAATGCCGATGCTGTAACTGACAAGACCGTAAAGAGTCTAGACGCCGTCGAGAAGAACGCCAAGCGCGTGGAGACTGCCTTCTCCATGTCAGTCTCCTCTATCTTTCTCCGGTTCCTAGGGCCTATGGCTTTGTTTCAGGCGGCTATCAGCTGGATTTCTGACGCACTCGAAAACAGCAAACAACAGGCCAAAGAGGCTATGGACTTTGCGATCAAGGGAGAGTCGGCAGCTCTGAAGTCCAGCACGACTTATCTGGCCCAAAAATACGACACAGAAGACAAGGCCAAGAAAGATAAGGAACTGGCAGAAATCGCAAACGCTAAGAACACGGAACGCTATCTGCGTGAAGGTAATACCATGGCTGCGATGAACAAACTTGGGGTAATGGGTTATATTAAATACGGCCTCTCAAGTTACGCAGACGCTGCTTCTGGGGAAGATATGCAAAACGCTGTTGAAGAACTTGTGAAAGCTGAAAGGGCTAAAGCCGGTAAAACCTACCAGAAGCCAGGCATGACTGACTTTAAAGGCCCTGAAGGATTCTCTAACGTCGTCGGTGTAGGCGCAAGCCCGGTGCTTGAGGCCATGACCCAGCAACTACAGGTTCAACGCGAGATGCTTAATCAACTTGAAGTTGCTAACCAGAACCGCCAACCTGATCCTGACTTCACTAAGAATACCAGTGGATTCCGGGCAACCCCTTACGGACTCTAAACAACATGGCACGCGTCGACATTGGCAACGATCTCCTTAATCCCGTACTCGCTCCAGGCTGGAAGCTTACGGACGATGGCTTTGGCCTTCGGACTGTTACGGCAACGTTTAATTATGACGTGGCTCAAGGCTTCACCTTTGTTCGCGGTACGCCGTTTGTCGTTGCTGGTTACGATTACCTTAAACTTCACAAACAGACCGCCGCTTTCAACGCACTAGGGGTACAGGTAATGACCTGCGAGTATGTCGGAATCTCTCCGGACGTCTTTGGTGGCGACCGGACCAAGCCGAACACCTCTGCCGCTAACGGCCTGACCTCTGAGAACATCACGTCGCATCCTAACTTCTTTGTCCCAGCTGCTGGATTTTCCGGCGGTGCTCTTGCTGGCCTCCCCGCAGACTTTGGCGGCGCTTATGATGACTCTACGCTAGGCCCTGTAGTCAATCGCTACAACACAGTTACGGGCAAGATGGTAGCCGTTCCTTCATGTGAGGGATATTACGGCGCTTGCTTTGAGCAGCCGAACGGTGGCCGCTTTATCGGCTTCGTCGATCCAGACTATCCGACCGTCTATGGGAAGACTCAATACCTTGCGACCACGACGACTTATAGCGGCGTGGTTTACATGGCTTTAACCGCAAATGTAACAACCCTGATTGGATACTTAGGTACGGCTACGGCTGGCCTTGACTTTGGCGGGGTTAATCTCCTGCCTTCTTGGGCTCCTGTTGGGACGACCGCATGGGGTAACAAGAACCTGCTATCTCAAGTCAATGTTGAGGAGTACGGCTTGCTATATAAGGTCATGTACGAAATCCGCTATTCTAGCCAAGGATGGGACAGCGGCGTTTACAGGCCCGCCTAATCTATGGCTACGCAACCAGGAGTAGGGTATACGTTTACCGCTTCAAGCTCTGGAACAAACCTCAGCATTGACCCGCCGTGGGTTGCTTATACTCCGCTGGTAGTCGCGTCTGATAGCACACACCCATTTAAGGTCATCGACCTAGGGCCAAAGGTCGTAGGTGGAAACTTAAAGTACTGGTTCACGGTTCAGCCTGGTACAGTCAACAACCTCGACCCGATGATCGCTGGCTCGACGTACTTCATGACGCATATGCCGGTGAGCGATTACGAGTTCGTCTATTATGAATTCAATTTTAACCCGTCTACCTATTACTCTTACATCGTTTTAAAGTTAGGCTACGACGCGGCGACTAACACTTTCCCAGATAGCAACCCGGCGCACGTCAGCGCAAGCCCTTCTTATCCTGTTGTCGGTTCGCTGACTACGATGCCAGTCACTAACAATACTGACGCGTATGTTGTACTAGCCAGGGCCTACAAAGACCCGGTTACTAATGTGATTACGCTTAATCAGTACGTCACCGGCTCGCTATGGTCCCTGCGTGTTCAATTTGGGACTGACCCTGCATTGTATTATTACAACCGAATCTAATGCCTTCAGGTCAACCAGCCATTACGGGAGAGGGCTTCAACTGGGGATACTTTATCGGATGCGGTATGTCTACGGGCTCTGAAGGAGATGGCCCTACCTTTAGTATTCTGACGCCTCCTTCTGGGTTTCATGTCTTTGATGTGGCTACACCTTGGGCTTTTTCGGATTACTATTTTAATATGTTAGGTAGTCCAACTGTCTTTGCGACTGGGGCTAGTACTGCTTTGTTTCGTCTTGATTACGTGTCTAACTATTATCAACCCAGGCTGCTTGGTACGGTAGTGACCTTCAACGATGGAAGTTCTGTCACTATTGCGCTTAATACCTATACGACTGGTACGGCTTTTTCCTATCCTGTCCCAGCAAACCCACCGACATCCGTAGCAAGCTACTCAGGTATGCACCTAGTAACTTGACCGCCCTGTTTGCCCCCCCCCTACCCTACCTTTTGCACAATAAGTAGTCATGGCTAACACTGCTAATTTCTCGCGGGGAGACACCTTCGGGTGTTCTTGGACATGGACGCCCGGCGCTGGTCAGCCCGCCAACCTGATCGGCACGACCATTACCTCGACCTTACGCGACCACTGCGGGGACGAGTACGCTATGACTGTAACCCTAGCAGGTAACGGCCTGTCGTTTACGACTAACTATAACGGCGATACCTCCGACTGGGCGCTGGGTCAGGCCAATTGGGATATCCGCTTTGTCTTCCCTGGCAGTCCTACCACTCACTCTACGATGTTCCGCGTGATCATCGAACAAACCATTACCCAGTCCTGATATGGCTACCATTACCGGCACGTTTAACAGCCTAGTCTCTGGCACTCTTACGGGTAACGTCGGCACGCCCGGACCCCAAGGCAGTCCCGGAGCCACGGGAGCCACAGGAGCCACGGGCGCTACGGGCGCTACGGGTGCTACCGGTGCTGGCGTTGCGGCTGGCGGTACGACTGGGATGGTGCTCCAGAAACTAAGCGCAACGAATTACGACACTGGTTGGGCTACCCCTGCCGCTGACTTCATCACGGCGGTCACGGCCCCCCTAGCGGTTACCAGCGGAAACCTGTCCGTCAACCTGTCGGCCTACCTCCCCCTTTCTGGCGGCAGTTTATCTGGTCAACTTTTCCTGCCTTCTTCGACTACGTCAGCTGCTTCCCTTCGTATAAACATCGGTTCAGCCCCAACCGTTCCAGTCTCGGGAGACTTGTGGTATACTGGAACAAACTTTCAATTTGGTGCAGGAAGTGGAACGACTGGGACAATCCCAGCTCTATCTACAAATAACACTTTCACGGGACAAAATGTTTTCAGTGGTGCAACAAATTCTTTGGGCGTATCGGCATCGGCATCGACAACTGGCGTTGCCACTGGTCTGACTACTTCAGGTGTAACTAAGGCTCTTAACCTAGGAACTGGCGGTCTAGCTGGTTCGATTACCAACATTCTTGTCGGTTCGACTACCGGCACTTCTACGACCACGCTACGTGGCACGACTAACGGAGTCACTGCTACGGCCGATACGAACAGCGTTGCGTTAGCAACCACGGCTTTCGTTGTCGGTCAGGCGTCCTCGACCACCCCTGCCGCTACCGGCACCGCGGCAGTCGGCACCTCCCTCAAGTATGCTCGCGCCGATCATGTTCATGCAAACCCTCTCCCTCCAAGCGGGACTGCTGGACAGGTATTAAGCAAAGCAAATGGCACTTCCTACAATGTCCAGTGGGCAACCTTTATCCCTGGCGACCGCTACCTGACTAGCTCGACGACGAGCAACACGGTCAGCAACGGCGCAAAGACCTTTACAGTTGACACGGGCTTGTCGTACACCCCGACCCAAGACGTCACGATTTCCTATGACGCGTCGCACCATATGCACGCAGAGGTTACGACGTACAATTCGGGCACGGGCGTACTCGTCGTGGATGTTAAAAACCACACGGGAACGGGAACCTATACGGCTTGGACGGTTAATGTAGGCGGGACCGTTCCTCTGGCCTCCGTAGCCTGGGGCGATGTAGTCGGTACTTTGGGCAATCAAGGCGACCTCGCCACGGCTTTAAATAACAAGCTGGAAGTTTCGACCGCCGCCTCGACTTATACGACCTTCGGCTATACCGCCTCGACTTATTTCCTTTTGGCTGGCGGCGCGTTAAATCTTAACACCAGCATTACGGCCTCAAACACTTCCGACTCCGACTCGGAGATGGCTGGTTTCGGCTTCGGGGTGCAAAAGTCCTCCGATCATACCAAGGGAACGACCGTCGAGTTTGACGGCCTCGACACTTACGACGGCGCAAGCCATATGCAGGTCAACCCGACCGGGCTAGTATTCCCTGACGCAACGACGCAGACGACCTCGGCCACTAACCTCGGCTACATCTCGCAGGGCACGGCTGACGGTCTGTATTACAGCATCAGCAACCCGAACGGGTTTACCTCAAATTACTTTGACGCAACGGCTGCCATCCAAGCAGTGTCGAATAATTATGCTTCGTCGGTTGGCAACTACCCCTCAAACGGAAATTACCTAAAATATAACGGGATGACCCTTGAATGGGATACCCCCGGTGGTGGTGGCGGTTACATCACTAGCGTAACGGCTCCCCTGTCCGTTACCTCCGGCGATCTGTCGGTCTACCTCGGCGACTATTACCTGAACAGCAACCCGAACGGGTTTACCAACTACCAAGATAGCAATGCAATTTCGGCAATCTCTGGTGGCGCTACCAGCAGCATCTACGGGTCTCCCTCAAGTGGGAATGTTTTAGGTTACAACGGCTCGCAAATCACTTGGGTGTCTAACGGCTCACCTTAT